CAAGCATTAAGATATTTGCAAGAGCAACAAAAAAGAGGTGTACTAAAACCTAAAACATCTAGGTTAATAATAGAGTCAGAAGAGTTTAAAAGATTCTTCGGACAATAAAAAACCCCCACCGGAAAACAAACAAACGGTGAGGGCTTTTATGGGTAGATAATAGTAGCAATAACTTAACTAAACCTAACTGAACATAACTGAATCTAAGACATATTAGAAAGTAATTCTTTGAGATGTTTCTTCTGCTCTTGTAACTCCTTTCGGCGGTCTTCAAGAGCTTCTATTCTGTACGATACAGTTCTGGATTCTTCACGGACGAGGTTGATCCTAGTCTGTAATCTCTCTACGTTTTCCTTCATTATTTTTTAGTTATCTGTAAGCTTAGGGTAAAGTTAAATAAACCAACTGATAGCCAAATAATTCTGTCCCCTTTGAGTCCATCAACTTCTAAGAAGATAGATGGAAGGATGTAGATTTCCGGAACCTTGAATATATGTAATCTCATAAATGTAAAATAGTTGCGTCCTTTGCCGAGAGGTATCCTATTGGTTTCTCCGACTTGCCTTGTTTGGTGAACTCTGTGGAGTTCGGTAATAGTTTCGTAGTCCATTTAAAATCGTATTTGTTCCGTGTTAATTTGCTTATGTTGTAAAGATAAACAGTTTTGTTTACTTCCGTCAAGAAGATAAAGTCCTTTTGTAATCTTTTTGCTATCTCCATATTAGTGTCGTACTTCAATGCTTCAATGAACCACGGATCCCAAGCTTGAGATCTGCACTTAACTTCAATGAGGTACTTGTCGCACTCGAAATCGAATGGACTGAATTGGTCCTCTGGTTCTATCAGATTACCAAGTTGGGGGTAGAGTTTTTCGAGTCCTCTTGCGACTGCTCTTTCTTTGTCTTTCATAAAGTAAATGATGTAGGCGGCGAAAGGGAATATGATTGAACCCACCACCATCTTAATAGGCGGACTACCTACATCAAAGTCAAAATAATTTAAGTAAAAATACCTCGGCTAGTGTAAAACTTGAACTTACCTTTAACGTCTCGTTCACCCTCTCGGTTCTTCGCTACGTTGTACTTCATACTGATGTAAGATCCTAATCCGTCAAGTCTTTTTGACTCTTCTATGTCACCATTTTCTGCCCACATAAGAATGATTACATCTGCATCGTTTTCAATATCGCCGGAATCCTTCAAGTCGTAGATGGCTAGACCACCTTCTCGGCGAGCTCCCTCTCTGTTTACTTGAGAAAGTAACAAGATACCTACGTCTAACTCAAGAGCAAGTTGCTTGATGGTGTGAGATATATTAGCTACTGCATCGTTCTTTGATTGGTTCTTAGAATTGAAAGGAATCAATTGTAAATAATCTATTACTAATAGCTTTACCTTATGTCGGCGAACCATAGTCCTAGCGTGAGAACAAAGCTCTCCAATGTTCTTAATGCTGTGCACTGTATAGATGGGCATACCCTTGAGACTCTCACATCCTTTGCGTACTTTCTCCATTCTTTCTTCATCTATCACTCGATCCTTAATTTGGCGTAGGTTAGCTTGGGACTTGGCTGTAATTAATCTTTCAAGTACTTGCCTTCTAGGCATCTCTAGGCTGAATATGCCGCACCCTACGTTGTCTTTAAAGGCTGAACGAGCTACGATATTAAGAGCTAACTGGGATTTACCACAAGAGGTAGGTGCCGATATTACGACAACCTCTCCAGCTCCGATCCCACCGTTGCCTAGCTTGTCATCTAAGTGTGGAATATGAGTCTTGACTACATCATCCTTCCACTCTCCGGATAACTGCTGTTCAAACTTCTCTTGGATTTCATCAATAGCTGAATCAATAGTCATATCGAATCCAGTTGTGGTTTCTAGATTGAGTAAAGAACCCTCCACCTCTCCACGGATAGTCTCCGTTTCTTCGGATTCGTCCTCTGCTTTCTCAAGAGCAACCTTGAATGTCTTGATCATCTTGCGAAGGTTTGATTTCTCCTTCACAACATTAGCACAATTATTAGCATCTAATGTAGATGTGTGCTTCTCCATCAAAGTAGTAATCATTGTCATCCCGTCAACATCATCAAAGGTAGAGGAACGTTTGAGCTCCTCCACCAATGAGATTTCGTTTAGGGGTTCGCCTTTTTTGGCGAGAGAACTGACACTTTGAAAAACTAAGTTATGTCTATAAAGATAAAAATCTTCTGAATTTATCTTGTGAGCTATGCTGTCATAGAAGTCACTACTTCCATCAGCTAGGCAGTGAGCAAGGACTCTCTCCTCGGCATCCACATTCTTTGGTATCTTTAATTCGTTTTCTTCCATCATCAATTTGTTCTTTCATAACTCTTAGGCATTGACCTAAATACCTAAGGTGGTTCTTTTTTTCTGTTTCAATTTTGTTTTCATTTGCCTCTTTTTGTAGGTGTATTGCGAGGTCAACTGCATCGTATAGGTTGTTGAGAAGTTCTTTAGTCATAGAGTACTATCATATCATTTGAGTCTATTTTAATTGTGTATATCGTTTAATTCTTGTGGTAACTTGTTGTCCTCTATAGCCTTAAGTGTCCATAGCCAACAAGCCATATTCCAAAGTACTGCACCGAAGTGATCTTCAGTGGTGTCATTATCTCTGCATTGCATAAGATGTCTGTACGCCGCATCGCAGTATCTTGAAGTAGGAATACCCTTGCGCCAATTATCTGGTCCGTACTTAGATGCTCCGTCCTCGAAGCGTCTAGCCATAGCAGTAATAGCACAAGTGGGTATCATACTAGGCAATCCTTTGCCTTGCATAGAGTCTCGAACCGCCCCCGTATCGAAGGCGGTCCTAGCTCCAGAGTCCGGTAAGGAATCGCTCATTAGAACGGATCCTCTTCGGATGCTACTACTTCTTTCTTAGTCTGCTTCTGAGATTCAGAAACTGATAGAGAGAAGTATTTGCCAACCTTGTCACTTGTCTTTACCCAAGCGGCTAGTTGGTAGTCTGTGCCTCCTACGTTGATAGTTCCACGAAAGTCTGGCTGACGTTCGTTTTCTTTATCATTTTTGAATAGGGCACCTTTATCTGTATTATCGTATTTACTCATTGTTATTATTATTATATATTAAAAATTACATTAAACCATCGAAGGCATCTGTCTTTTGAACTGCCTTGGTTGGTGTCTTAGATTTAGCAACGGCTTTCGGTTGTGATTTGCCGTGATCGTTAGTTGCATCTGGGTCTTTTGTATCATCAATACAAAGTAATCCATTGAGGGCGTACTTACGAGCGTAAGAACTAGCAGAGCCAGTTATCTGTGCATCGTCCATACCTTTCTTTACTTCAGCTTCACGAGCAAAAGCGGTGGTCTCGATGTAGTCATCTGTATTTGTGTCACCTAGTTTAGCAGTAGCCTTTACATATACTCGTCCACCTACCTCAACTACTTCGTCGATTAACATTAGAGTAGCCTCGAACTTTGATAGTAGAGGTTTGACTGCTTCGAGAATGTCTTCAGCTGATCTGTATTTGTACCCGCCGAAGTTATTCGTTTGCCCCTTGGGAGCTTTGAGATTCGTCTGAATCCCTTGTAGTTTTTGTGCTATGTTTTTGCTCATTGTTTTATTATTTGTTTATAGAGTTCTGTTCTCTCCTTTGCGTTCTTGCATTTCGAGATGTCGTCTCTGTTTGTGCCAAATTTTAAGAGGATGTCAAGCTGTAAATCCTTACTTAGTGAATAAAATCTTTTGTACAACTGTCTGAATCCTTCCGGATGTAAAAGTTGTAAGTCATCTTGTTCAAGATACGAAGCCATATTTCGTAGGATGGTAGGCAGAGATGCCTTCTTAGCGCCACGAGAAAGCCTCTTAAAGGCGTTTTCTATACGTCCGAGTAGGGCATTACCCTCTGAGGACACAACGCCCCGTACAAAGCCACTGGTGTGGTCGTGATCCACTACCCAATTCGAGGTTTTGTACTCTACTAATGGGCACTTCTTAGGTGCGTTCTTCTTTCGCCACTCGGCGAGCTTAGATTGAGGTAAATATTTCATTAGTAATCGTCTGTTAGTCTATGACAGTTAGCACATAGGAGTTCACACTTGTGTAGCTCCTCTATTAATTTAGTTCCGTAGCTTCTTAACTTGGAAATAGTTTTAACTTTAGTACTAGGATCAATGTGATGGCAGTCGAACTGTCTTGGCTCTCCCTCAAATTTACATCGGTTACACTTCCATCCGCCGAAATGATTAGATATTATATCCTTATATCTTTTTACTTGGGCTGAGTTCTCACAAGCTTTACAACTTGGTTTATATTTCTTTGTTCCGTTAGGAGTTTTACCATTTCCGTAGAATTTATCTAGTGGTAACTCTTCGTTACAAGTCTTGCAGAATTTAGTAAGGTCTTTCATTTAATCCGTGGGTACTTCGTTGACTTCTAGTATTTGTATCCTTGCTCCCTTCTTAGTTGTAGCGTAACCATCTTTGTCTGGCTTAGTAGGGGATATATACTTTAATGCTTGTGCCTTGTCCCTAGCCCACTTCACTTGGTATCCACGATAGTCGGTGTGCATATCAAAGTGCTTGTAAATTATTTCGTACTTGTTCATAGTATTCTTTTAATTAATGTTTCAAATGCTTTAGCAGCAGTCTGTGGTACTACTCCATTTCCGAGAAGTCGAAGTCTGTCCACCCTATTGGAAGACCCATAAGTTGCTCCACCCAATCTGGGTTTAGCTTCAACGACACGAGGGGCTTCCCATTCGTATTGTTCTTCATTAGGTCTCGCTGGGTATTTTCCCCGACTGCATCCGGAAGAAGATTCCTCGGTTTGCTCTCTTGGCTCTCCTTTGAATACGCTCCCTTCCAATCTCTCGATGTCGGTGTGGGATAATTCTGATTGTGCATTCCGTGAACTTGTTCCCCTAAGTTGTGCTTGCCTCGATCCGTCATCGCTGCTCGACTGTCTTGTTCCTTCGGAGTACCCCAAGATGCTTGATGTATTACTGCATCCCTCAGTTTCGCTCCGTACTTCGTTCCGTTCTCCCTCGTTGCTGAGAATCCCTTCTCGTTCATCTCTACATTCTTCGCTACTCCGCCCTCCACGCAGCCCGCTACTGATGGTGTCGGATACGCCAAGGATGTAAACTCTTTTTCTCTGATGTGGGAAGCCGACTTCACTCGCTGAGAATATTCCAGCCGTTGCTTTGTAACCCAATCCTTCCAATGTTCGGAGGACATATCTGAGAACTGATTCTCCATCTGTGGTTTTTGCTGAGATAATTCCTTCGACATTTTCGAGGAAAACAATTCTTGGTTGGCACTCTCTAATTCCTTCTGCGATGTAAGGAAAGAGGTGTCTTGGGTCCTCTGTAGCTTTTCTAGCTCCAGCTTGAGAGAATGGTTGGCAAGGGAATCCTCCAGATAGGATGTCCACTTCTCCACGAAACTCTTCGTATGGGAACTCTTTAAGGTTCGTATAGATAGGTGCTGCATCCAATTGTTGCGTTTCCATCTTGCTAACCAAGTTCGCAATAGCGAAGGCTTCGATCTCCACATAAGCGATTTCTCGGACATTTGGCAGAACTCCTCTAAGTCCTTTTCCGATTCCTTCGTATCCAGTACAGAGACTGAGGTGAGTGATTGTATTTGTTTTGGTAGTATCCACATTATTTCTTTCTCTTTTTATTTTTCTTAGGTTTGGGTGTCATTCGTTCGACCCAATATGTTTTAGCTGAAAGTTTTGCACATTCAAAGTAGTGATTGAACTCATCATCGGACCATTCGTAATGATAATGTTCGGCGGTGTTGGTATCGATACAGACTGATCGTACCTTTGGAAAGTAATCAAGCTTTAGTTTTTTGGCGAGCATTACACTCTCGATGGCTAACTGTTTGCAATCCTTAGGATAGAACTTACCCTTGCCATCTCTGCAACTTCTGCACTTGTAGTCCGCAAGGAATACTTTTTCGTCTTTGTCTATTCCTATGAAGTCAATGCTACCAGCAATCTTAAATCTACTGTCCGATATAATGTACTCGCAGTCAACGACTTGCACACCTTCTTCGTTTACCCAATCAATGAAAGGCTTTGCCCAATCATCGTAAGCAGTTGATTCTCCTTCGCCGTCCATCAACCAATCCTCGATTCGTTTGTGAACTGATGTACCAAACTCGGAGCTTGAGATCATAGCTCCAGTAAATGGATGCTCACGAAATCCATAGCACCATTCTCTCAGTACGGAATAATGTTGGGTAGGATGTTCCCTAGCTAGTTCAACTAACTTTTTGGGCATATAAATACTGTCGAGGAAATCGTCTTTAACTATTCCGAGTACAGTTGTAACAGATGGATACGCTCGTCCCTTCTTGAGGGCTTGGTGTGGCGTTGTGACATCCTCTAAGAACTGAGGTGTTTTAGCTGAGGTATAAAAGTGAGACATCTATTTTTTTTTCTCCTTTGGTTTTCTTGTTTTGGACCAATCAATGGAATCATAATTTGCATCATACTTCTTTTGATCGTATCCTTTCTTTGGTTGCATTCCTTTTCCCATAATAAAAGCCCTCCCACGAATGAGAGGACTTGTCAAGTAGATAGTACTGGCTAAGGAATCTTATCGATTCGGCGAATGTTATATCCTTCGGTAGCGATCAGCCCAAGATTTTTATATATCTCTGCTGCTTTAGCACCCTCTTCCATAATCTTACGATTGCGTTCTATTCTTTCTATATTGTTCTCCCATTTGTCCACGAACTTACTGTTCGATTCTTGAGAGTATGTTATTGATGAGTCTTGTTCAATCATATTATAGTTCCTCCATATCCATTAAGGGTTCAATAGCTTTACGGATACAATCCTCGTCGTAATCCATACACATTAAGATGTCGCCGTCTAGGTGTACCTCTATGGCTTTACAGATAGGGTCCTCATCTTCAGTCCATAGATAATTTATACTGAGTTTCATACTAGAGATGAAGCGTAGTATATCTTCGGCGTTCCTCGGCGGCAACGGCTTTGGGATTCTTTCGCAGTAGTAGTCTCCATTGATTAAGTCCCCAACAAACTTAGTGTCGAGCGATCCAAGTGTGTTTCTCACTAGGACGAAGGCATCTTGTCCTAAGGAATCGGCGACTCCGTCTGGGTAGATGTAGAATTGTATTGTGTCTTTTATATCTTTCATATTAAAAATTTACTTCTATGTTTACATTATGTTTTCTGATCCCATCGTATTGGAAATCATTATCTGCTACCATTTGGTAGGCTTCTTCACGAGTCCTAGCTTTGATATAGTAGCTCTCGGTTACAACGAACTCAGTTAAGACCGGTTCGATTTCGGCGATTGTGGTATTTTTATTCATTTGATTATTAATAGGTTAGGTAAGTGCCAATATTTAGAGCTTGACATCTAGATTAGGATTGAGTATAATTAGGTAACTTCGATACAGTATGACATTGAATTTACCCTTTATGCGTTAGCGAACAGTGGCAACGGAAAGCACATAACATCTCGTTGAGATGCGTGCGTTGTATGTGATGTGGAGCAAGTGCGTTTTGAATGAGTTGCATATGTGGCTTCTGATTTCGATTTAAGGATAGGTATATCTACTAGATTAGACTGATCAATAACATTACTAAGAAGATTGCGAATCCAGCAGCGAGTCCAATTAACAATCCCTCTAAGAGAGCCATAGTTTCTTTTGCTTTATTCACTTTCCTACCTCACTTTCGTATAAGTAGTCTGCTCTGTCATCTTCTTCTGTTTCATCTCTGTACTCTTCGGCGTATTCGTCCCATCTCTCTACCATTTCGGCGACTATTTCAAATACTTTGAATACTTCTTCCTTGAAGGATACTGAATTTTCGCAAGGTTCGTAGTCCCTTAGGTTGCATAGAATAACATTAGTTAGTTCTTCCTTTAGATTATTTAGTTCTGATTTTGTCATATTTATTCGTTGCTATAGATTATAATTTCTCCATTGGTTGGGTCTTCGGTAATTGATTCTCTTACCTCAATGTGACTCGCCCAATAATTAACTTCGGCTTCGTGGTCATCATTGCTTGTTCTCTCTGTAATACCTTCGACTACTCTTACTGAATAGTTAGCGTATGTGGGATTGATTTTTATACAATCTTGTAGTGCTTGTATTAATTCTTTTGTATTCATATTTATTCTGTTTATTCTTTATAGTTAGGATTTGTAGTTACATAGACTCGACCTTCTGAGATGGTTTGATTGTCGTAATGGCTTGCCATTGCGTCTATAACATCTTCAGTTAGATTTTGGCGATCAAGGTCTCGATACCACTCATCAAGACCTTGCACATTGCGTACTGCGTCAGCAAAGTTAGGCTTGGTTTCATAGTTCTTTATGAACTGTACTAGTTCCTTTCGGAATTGTTCTTTCTTTTTGTTTGTTATCATATTTTATTTATTTTGGTTTATTTGCTTATTTGATTGTATTGCTGGATAAGATTATCTTGCAACTGTCTTAATTCCGTTTCGCCGCAATTGCTTAGATCGTTGCAATCTATTTTTGCATCAACTTTGTTTGCCAATGTTGTAATATTTGCGATTAATCTGGATTTGCGTAATTGATTTACTGATATGTTCATATTATTTTCTTTCTTTTATTTGTTATTGTTTATTTGATTATTAAAATTGCTATTAATGCAATGATTGCCAGAAGGCTGGATAATGAGACAAAAACGGCGTTTAAAAGCATTTGTTCGCCGCCTTGGACTAATTGTTTAAGATTTGTTTTTTTC